GATTGAACGGAAGATATGGCGGGATTACGGTCGTCGGACCGAGTGCCCTCGACACCCGGAAACTTGTCAATCAACCAAGGAAATCCTTAGCTAATTTGGCGACGACCGTTCCCTCAAAATCGATGTTCTCTCGGGAAACTACTACGTCAGAAAACAGCTCAATCACGTCAAAAGCAAAAAGCCCATAACGCTCAAGGCAGAAGATGGAAAAGTCACCGTCGCTAATGAGTTCCTCTTCGACTATCTTTTTACGGATATTCTTGAGAGTGACCCCAGAAGCTCTGGCGTTCCAACCTATTTCTACCTCAGACTTTGCTGCATCCTTTTCTTTCTCCTTCATAAATGAAAACTCATAGACGAAACGCTCCAGGAAAAGATCCCGGATAGCAGGGATGAAACGGAATTCATAAGCGTAGCCAACGGCTTTACCAGCCATATAGCCCGCATCAGAAACCGCCTCATTGTTATTGGCGCGCATGTTGAACCTAGCAAGTGCCTTGCCAAGAATGGGTACCGTGAGGTGACAACCAAACTCGCGAGGAACGAACAACTTACTAAGAAAACTGGCCTTGAACAGACAGTCATGCCGCTTGACCTCTGCTTCCATGCACGCCTCGCGCGACACGGAAACATAAATCTTGCAGGCATAACGAGAAAGTCCAAGTACCCAGGCCAACATGTCATCGCCAAGTAACATAGCCCTTGCCTTCTTGACTTGCATCTTCTTACAACTAGCGTAGAATATACACGCATTCCAGAACGTGTTCCGGAAAGTCGTGTCAGTGGCGCCAGTTGGAAGTTGGTTCTGAAGCTCGGCTCGGATACCCTGTTTACTTGACTTAACGATGAATCTGTTCGTCCTCAAATGAAGACGAACAAACCATTCAGGGCACCCTAGCACGCGCATCATAGCAACTTCCAACAACTGGACGTCACTGCACTGAAACTTATCATTGCTAGCAAAGTCAGCCTCAAGCCAAGAACCACCCTTTTCGCTTGCTTCCAAAGTAGGAACGTAGTCCAACGCAGTCTTCTTGTACGCACACCTAATCTGGATTCCGCCGCGCATTCTCTCAAGGCATTGATCGAAACGACTCATCAGTTCATTAAATATCGGCCCTGACAAGGCATTATAGAGATCAGTACCCTTAAAGATTACGCGTGGAGCCCAGTTCGGCTTGTGAAGAACAAGAAGTGCTTCGACTTTCACGAATATGTCCTTAGAGGAATAATCAGCAAGGTGAGCAGTGCAAAGGTCAAGCAAAGAACGATCCATGCGTGCCCTTTTCTCCTCACCGAACTTTGACAACCAATTTTCATAAAGATCACGATTCCAATCAAATTGTGGAAGCTTGCGAGGACAAACCTCGTCGACAAGCTCCAACGCATACTTGATTATGAAAGGAGACGCTCTCTTAGCAGAAAAATAGTTGCACCTCTTACGAAAGGCCGCAATGGTGTTAGCCCACCCATTGTCGGGAACAACTGGATGGAGACACCGCAATAAAGGCCCTTGTTGTCGAACTTTGCTCTGGGAATCGGCAAGAGTTCTCGGAAGCCGTAATTTGACTCCGCTTATAGGCTGGATGAGCGGACTGGCGGCTTGATGGTAAATAGCAGTTGACTCCACATGGAGGTAGCGGT